AACAAGCCGCTGCAAACTTTGGAGGACGGCGTCTGGACGGACGGGCTTCTGGTCCCCACAATTTTTGGCTACGCGGTCCCCGCGTCGACGGACCCGCTGGTGAGCCGCATCACGGACATCGTCAAGGGTCCCTCGGCCGGCATCATCCGGCTCTCGACCTTCGACAACTCGTCCAGCTCGGGCACGCTCATCGGGATTTACGACCCGGAGGAAACCCATCCCCGCTATCGTCGCATCAAAATCTCGCGCGGCTGCCCGTGGGTCCGCATCGTGTATCGAAAGAAATCCTTCGACATCACGAGCCTCAACACGCGCATCCTTTTGCACAGCCGCTTCGCGCTCGTCATGGCGATGAAAGCCGTGAAGTTTTACCTGGACTCCGACGTTGCTAATGGCATGCAATTTGAGGCGCACGCCTCGCGGATTCTCACCGAGCAAGAGGGCGCACTCGTCAGCCCGAATGCGATGCCGATGCAGGTCGAAGACCGCAACAGCATCTCCCAAAAAGACGACTGGAATGTTGACTGATGTGTATGGACAACGTGAAACAAGATAAAGGCATGCCGCCCTCGAACGGGGCGACTGAAAACGCCAAGACCAACGCCAACAAGCCGGCCCCGCAAGGCATCTTCGACTATTCGGTCGTGGACGCCGAGGACAAGGACCGCATCGACCGCCTCAAAAACGGTCACGACAAGGGCAACTACAGCCAATACGTCGGCAGCCTGTAAGCCGCGGACTGAGGGGACATGGCAACGCCGCGTTCAGAAGATGGGGAGCTGACCTTTCTCGGGGGCATGGATTCCATGTCCGACCCCGCGATGTTGACGCCCGGCTTTTACGCGCGGGCACTCAACGCGGTCAACCGCGGCGGCGTGTTACAATGCCGGCCCGGCTACCGGTGCCGCTTCGCGATGCCGGCGGGGAACCTCCAGGGCGGCTTCGTCTTCCGGCCCAAGGTCGGCATCGAATCTGTCCTCTTCGCCGTGGACGGGCTCGTGTATCTGTCGGACTATCCCTACCGAACCTTCCGGCAGCTGGCGATTCAGTTCTCGCCGACGGCCCGGCAGCTTTTCTTCGTGCAGGCCGAGCAGGCCACGACGCGCAACGACGACGGCAGCATTCGAATCATCCCCGCAATTAACCTCGTCATCATCCAGGACGGTGGGCTTACTGCGCCGGCCGTGTTCGACGGCTACAACGCGTTCCACAACCCGGAAATCAAACTCGGCGGGCCGATGGCTTGGTCCGGGGACCGACTCTGGGTGGCCCAGGGCGCAAAACTTTTCGCGAGCGACCTCTACGACCCGCAGCACTTTTTGGAGCCGCAGTATTTCGCCACCGTGGAAGCCTTCACACTGCCGGGGGAAATCACCGCGCTGGCCGAGCCGACCGCGAACGCCGAGCTGGCGTCACTGTTCGTTTTCACCCAGGACACGACGACCCTCATCCAGTCCGGCATCCGCGACCGCGCGACGTGGCTCGCCACGCCAAACTTCCAGTTTCTCCAATTCCCCGAAGTGGGCTGCGTCTCGGCCCGGTCTGTGTCGCTCTTGCACGGCCTGCTGTGGTGGTATTCTGCCGGCGGCTTGACGAACGTGAACGCAGCTGAGCTGACGCGACAGACCTCCGTCACGCCTTATGAGGACAACGAGATGGCGGACAGCAAATCGCGCCTGGGCGATGACCTCAACGGAATCGCCTGCGGATTTTTCGAAAACTACCTGCTCGTGTCGGTGCCCTACTGCGACAAAAAGAACACGCATACGTGGTGCCTGGACGGCGCGACGTGGCAAAAGAAGGACCAGAAGTCTCCCTTCGCGTGGAATTCCATGTGGTCCGGCACGCGGCCGGTGGAATGGCTTTACGGTTTGTTCGCCGGCTCGAATCGCATCTTTTTCGTCAGCGCGGATTTCGACGGCCAGAATCGGTTGTGGGAAGCGTTCACTCCCGACCGCCTGGACGACGGCTGCCCGATTACGTGGTATGGCGAGACGCGCGCGTTCTCGGCCGAGGTGCCGCTCCGGGACAAGACCGTGCGCTACGCCGACATCTTTATGTCCGAGTTATCGGGCACTGTGGACATTGCGGTCTTCTGGGCCGGACCGTATCGGGGTCGCTACAAGCGGCTGATGACGAAACGAATTGAGGCGCCGCGTGGCTCCATTCGTCAGGGACACAAAATCAAGAGCAGCGAAAAAATGTTCGCGTTCAAAAAACAGACGCGGCCCCTGCGAACGCAAGACGCCAAGGAATTGGCCTCGGCCGAGGACCTGTCGTCTTGCGACGTGGAGTCGTTCAAGCTGGATTTTCTCGATGAATCTTTTCAACTTCTCATTGTGGTCTCTGGTCCTGGTGCAGTGCGTGGAATCCGTATTTATATGGAACCCGCTCCGGGAACGCCGGGCGCGGTTAGCCCGAATAAAGAACTCTCCGGCCGCTGCGAGGAAGACGAAGGCCCCGAGCAAAACTTCGTCCGCTTCGACGGCGCGGCTTCGGATAGCATCGCGGAACTGAACGCGAACATCCCACTGTTCACGAGCAACCAGACGGTGTCCATCACCGAGCAGGGCCTTACCGAGGTCGGCACGGGATACGGCGAGTCCATCATCAGCCAGCAGGACGCGGACAAAATCGCGCAGGCCATTGCGCGGCGTCGGGCATCGCGACAGCTGGAGCTGTCGCTGCCGATTATGATTTCCACAGGAACCGGACTATGACCCAGTTCGACTCATTGCGCGGAATCACGCGCCGGGAATTGCGAATCAATTACCGGTCGCCGTTAATCTGTCAGCTCAGCCCTGCTGAAAGCGGCAGCGGTTCGAGCAGCTCGATTCCCGCGTTCATCGCCATTGTCGCGATTGACGGCCCGGTCGGACTGGCTGCCGTCGTGAGTGAATGTCCCCGCGTGATTACGCTAACATGGACCCCGCTCGCGGGCGCACTCGGCTACAACGTATATGTCGCGGACAGCGTGTCTGGTCCGTTCCTCTACGCGGCATCGGTCGAGGACGCCGTCTATACGGCGGAGGTCGCGCCCGGCGAATACTTTTACCAAGTGGCCGCGTTCGGCGACTTCGGGCTGTCGAATCCATCAACCGCGCTGCACGTCGTCGTGGAGCCCTGCCTCTAATTTTATGGCTAACCCCAACGCGAACACCCCGCCGACGCCGACGCCAACGCCCGCGCCCGCGCCGTCTCCGACTCCCGCCCCCGGCAACAGCGGCAACGCCAAGGCCGGCGGACCGCCCCCGAACCCTGGGCACGGCAACAACCACGCGAATCCCCAGGACGCGAAAAAGGCGGTGGACGCGCTCGCGGTGGCCTTCGGCAAAGATTTTCATCGCCGCGACGGCACCATCTTCCGTGTCTCGACCGATGCCGTTGCCGACTTCGAAACGCTCGTGAACGCCGGTGATGGCGACGCCCTGGCGCGTTACCTGGAAAACCCCATCCAGCTTTTGCTGGCGCAGATTTTCGATTTGCAAGACCGCGTCAAGGCGCTCGAACACGGGCCGCAATAATATGCCACTTCAAAAAACCAATTTGGTCATCGTCGCGTCGCAGATTCCGCCCGACTTCGAAGGGACGCCGCAGGAGTATTTCGCGGCAATCCTCGAACGGATGGACATCCAGTCCCCGGTCGGCACGAACTTTTTCGTCATCGGCGACGTGGAGCCCGCGAGCAACTCCGGTCCGTGGTTCAAAAACGGCACGAAGCTCTACGTGTTCGACATCAATGTCGGGCACTACGTCCCGCTGGACATCTCCGACTCGTTGAGCGCGTTCGCGTTCATCGGGCCGAACAACCCCGGGCAGCCCGGCACGAATGACCCGCTCATCTGGTTCCGCTCCGTCGGCAGCCGGCCCGTGGGCTGGTATGGCTGGGACGGAAACTCGTGGGAACCCGCCCCCAGCATCCCGAACAACGGCACCACGGCCAACCGGCCGTCGGACCCCATTGAACTCGAAACGTATTTCGACACGGACATCAACTGCCTGATTCATTGGGAACGGAATGCGTGGCGCACCGTCTCAGGGTCCCCGGGCGACGTCAAGGCCGTCACCGGCGACGTGCTGACGGTTGTCCTCACCCGCAACCCGGGCTGGTCGCTGCTCTACGACAACGACGAGTCCAAGCGCGGCCGGACCATCGCCCAGGCAGCCAAGGATGCGGGGACCTCCCCGGAGAGCGCGGTATCGACCCCCTCGGGAATCACCCAGCGCGGGGCCGGCGACACGTTCGGCGAAGAGAATCATGTGTTGTCCTCGCTCGAAATCGAGCAGCACTCGCACATGATTGGGCACGCGTCGCTCCTGAACAGCACGCAGGCCAACATCGTTTTCTTCCGGGTGGAAGACGCGGACACGGAAATTCAGAGCGCCGGCATCCCGGTGCCAACGCCGCCGAACAGCCAGACCGCCCGCACGGGGCACTCGTCCCCGAACGGCAGCCAGACGGGGGTGACCCTCGGCCCGACGGGCACGCAGCTGATGACCAGCCGCCAGTTCACCTTGGAAAAGGCCCCGGGCTACACCGCGGCGGCTGTCGGTCACAATACCATCCAGCCGACGGTGTTCCTTTGGCACTTGACAAAGGACTGATTCGGAACACTTAATAGTAGATGACCGCAACTGAAAAAGTGACGACTTTGGTGAAGGTAATCCCGGAAGGGCTCTACCTGCTCCGCCCGCTGTTCCAGCGCTATTTCGACGAGGTGAAATACCCCGGTCAGCTGGACATGCGAACGCTGTCCCGCCTCTGGTCCTCGCTCATCTCGCAGAACTGCGGGACGATAGCGGCTGCGAATTGGTTTATCAGTGCCGCGGGGCCGGAAGGGCTCGTGGGCCTGAATTTTTGTCCGGACACCTTCAACGGCGAGCGGACGGCCACGATGACTTTTCTCTATGTGGTTCCCGAGGCCCGCGGGCGCGGCGTGGGGCGTGCCTTGCTGAATTGGGCAGAGGAAGACGCCCGGTTGCGGGGCTGCACGAGTATCGTCCACGGGCACATGTTCACGGTGGACGAAGATGGCGGGAAGGCAATTTTTGAGAAGCGCGGCTACGAACTGGCCGAGCTGGGTTTTCGGAAACGACTTTAATTTATGGGTTCAATTCTAGGAACGGCGGCGTCCATCGCCGAGCGCTTCACCGACGAAAAGGCGATGAACGAGGCTTACGCGGCACAGCGTAATGGCCTCAATGCCCAGCGCGACGCGCTGTCGCAGGACTACAACATCGAGCGCATCACCAACCTTGTCCAGCAATACGACAAGGGCTACCTGGACCGCCGCGTCGCGCTACAGAAGCAATACGAGCCGGAGATGTATGCGGCCGGGCAGCAGGCGCGCAAGGACCTCCTCGCGCAGGCCCAGACGCCGGCCTCCTCGCTCGAATCCACGCGGGTCGCTAAGCAGCTTTTCAGCGAGAACATCGACCAAAATCCGGAGTTGAAGAAACTCAAGGACACCGTCATCCAGAAAGCGAACGACCTTCTCCAGCTGGGCGGTAGTCTGCCGCCGGAGTATCAGGCCGAGCTGGTCCGCGCCGGTGTGGGAGCGTCCGCGCAAGCGGGCATCAAGCCGGGTGAGCGGTCCGTGGGCGGCGTAGTTTCGAACGTGCTCGGCAGCGCGGGCGAAAAGCTGCGGCAGGCCCGCAACCTGGAGGCGTCTCAGCTGGCCGGCACCGCGCAGGCGATGACCGAGTCCCGGGCGAAGATTCTCGGCTCGATTTTCCCGACGATTCAATCCTCGGAGCAGTCCAACCTCGGCCGGGCCGCGGGCATTTTCCAGTTGGCCAACTCGACCGAAGCCGGGACGGGCACGGGCCTCACCGGTCGCGAGACGTTGAACCTCGACCTCTCCGGCCGCACGGCGCAGCGCGACATCGCGATGCAGAAGGCCAACCTGAACTCGTGGAAGGCGCTCGAATTCGCGCGCATCCGCGACACGGCCCTGAACCAGTCGGTCGGCAACTGGGGCGGCACCGCCTCGGGTGCCTACGGCGGCGCAGGCGGCACGGGCGGCGGTGGCGGAAGCCAAGCGTCCCAGGGCGCCATGGGCGGCATCATGTCGATGCTCTCCGACAAAAACGCCAAGGAAAACATCCACGAAGTGGACGACGAGAAAATTCTCGACAAGGTGTCCCGGCTCCCGGTCTCGAACTGGGAATACAAGAAGGACATCGAGGGGGTGCCGGCGGGCCGGCACACCGGACCCATGGCTCAGGACTGGGACATTCTTTTCGGCAGCGGCACCGGCGACGCGAAAACGATTCCCATCGTGGACGCGATTGGTGTGGCGCTCGCCAGTGTGAAGGCGCTGGTCCGCGAAATCAAACAGATGAAAACTGCGACCGCGTAATATGGCTGCCCTCGACATTCCAATCGTTCCGGTCAACTCCGACGCGAAGACTTTCGCCGCGATGTCGCTGACGCAGGCGATTAACAACATGCATCTCGCGCAGGCGGGCGGGGGCACGCAGACCGCTGCGGCGGACAAGCAACAGACCCAGAAGAAGGACCTCGCCGACCGACAGGCCATGACGGATTCCTCGCGCGAGCGCGGGCTGTTCGACAACTACGCGCCCGAGGAACAGTCCCTGCCGCGGGACAGCGCTGGCGCACCGCTCGGAGAATCGCCATACGGCAATCCGTTGCCCGCGGCTCCCGAACTCCCGGCCGAAGCCGGATTCTAATTTTATGCCGACGCTGCATGTGGACAAAAACGACCCCGAGTATCAGGCCTATTACAAGGCAGCGCGGTCGAAGTATGATAAGATGCCCACGCATCAGTTGCTCAACTCGTGGAATGCCGAAGACCTGATTCACGAGCTGCAAGCCCAGAAAATGTTGGACGAGCGCAAGCTGTCCCCCGCTCTGCAACGCAACGCCGCGCTGAAGGCCCGCCAGGACTACACGAACTTGCTCAGCGGCGGCTCCAACGAAGAGGTGGCGAAGGTCCACGCGGCCGTCGCCGCGCACGAGGGCTATGAGCTGCCCACGAAGCCGGACGGCACGGTTGACCGCCCCGCCGCGCTCAAGAACATTTTGCTCGCCACCCAGTCCAAGGAAAAGCGCGAGCACGACCGCCAGATGGCGCTCTCGGCCTCGGAACATACCACGACGACCGTTTTGCCTTCGGGCCAGAAGACCGTCATGGGCCAGATGATTACCAAAGAGGGCACCCCCGTAGGACCCACCCGCACGGTGGAATCCGCCGCGCCGAATGCGCCCAAAGCGATTGATGAGCTGGTCCAGCAGAAGGACAAGAAGAATCACGAGCGCGGGCTTGATACTGCTCTCGGTGCGCTCCGCGTCGCGCGCAACGTGCTGTCGAATCCCACGCCGTCAAACGCCGAGGATGGCCTGCTCATCGATTCCTTTTTGAAGGCCGCGAATCCTTCGGCCGTCATTCGTCCATCGATGATTGACTTCGTGCAGAAGCAAACGCCGTTCGCCGAACAGCTCAAGAAAAAGCTGGACAACTTTATGACGCTGCCGAACCGGGACCAGCTTCCCGCCGGGGCAATCCTCACGGAGAACGACCGTCGCCAGATGGCGCAGGCTTTTCAGCAATACAACCAAGCGGTGTCCGAGGATTCCCGCGACCATTACAAATTCATTCAGAAGCGCGCCGAGAAACAGAACATCGGAAACGACCTGGACGAGGTCCTCACGGACGAGGAGATGAACGTGCTCAACGGGAAAACCTTTGTTCAGCTTCCGAACCGCGATGCGGTGACCAAACGCGTCGTGGCGACTCCAGCAGCCCCGGCAGCCGCTCCCGCCGCTGCGCCAGTAGCAGCCGCGCCCGCCGCGGCAGCTGCGGCGCCAGCCGCAGGCACGGGTGCGTCGCTCGTGAAGCAAATCCCGGTCGTCAACTCGCCGGCCGAGGCCCCCGACGACGCAGAGTTTTACATGTCGCCGGACGGTCGCAAATTCGTGAACCGAAAATACAAGGGCAACCTGCCTGCCGCTCCGGCCCCTGCCGCTGAGCCGGCGCCCGCCCCGTCCGAAGCAGACATCCCCGTGTTGCCAGTCGAAGCCCGCTAATTTATGCCCATCGTCCAGGACCTTCAAGAGGGGCAGGCCTTCCAGGACATCCCACTCACCCCAGCGGAACAGCCGGGCGCTCTAACGCCCGAAGCGCTGGCCGCGGAACACGCAAAGATGCGCGCGGCTTTCGCTGCGAAGGGCATCGAACCGCCGCCGCTCGCGCCTGGGGAAAAAGAAGCCGTCAAGCCGGCGGACCCGTTTGCCGGAGAGAAGCAGGTTGACCCCTTCCACGGAGAGCAACAGGTCCACGACCCTTTTGCCGGGGAGCGCAAGGCCGACGCCCTGGATGAACGCACACCCCAGGACTTGGCGGCGGACCCGAACTTCAAAATCCACGACTTCGTCTCGCAGAATCCCGACGTTTTCAAGGACCCGAAGCGCTATCAAAAGGCGCTCGACACTTATCGCGAGCAGCAGGCCCAGGGAGCCACGCTCCATAAGACCGTGGAGTCCGTCAAGAAGGACACCGTCCCGCTGTTGAAGGACATCCTGAAGTCCATCCCGGCGCGGCTGGAGAACCTCGGAGAAATCGGCGGCATCGGTAAGCTGGTTAACACTATCACGATGACCCTCCGCGGCGAGGGCGGCGACCCCGCGCTGCGCGCGCAATGGGAGAACATGTCGGAAGACAATAAGGAAGCCGCCATCGCGGAGGCCACCGCCGGCACGCAGACCGCAGTGGGCTCGCTCCAGGACATGGTGCGCCAGGGCGCGCGCAAGCTGGTCGGCCCGGCCTTCGGCGTGGGTGGGAAAAAGGACTGGCGGACCATCTCGGACGAGGAACTCAAGAACGAATTTTTCAAGGACCTCGGCTGGAAGCAAACGGTCGAGGAACTCTCCCGCGGTGAGGGCGTCAAAAATCTCGTCAGCGAAGGCGTGCAGCTCAACCCGGAGAACATCAAGCTCCTCAGCTTGACGGACCCCATCACGCTCGTCGGCACGGGCGTCGGGCTCAAAGCGGTTTCTACCGGCGGGCGCATCCTTTTCACGGCAGCCAATCAAGCCGGCGCAGACGCGGCCCTGAGTTATCTCGGGCGCGCGGCCGGAACGGCAGCCGCGAAGACCGCCCAGGCTGTTGGGCAAGGCATCGAGGCCACCGGCCAGGGCATCAAGAACCTGCTCCCCAGCTCTGCACATGGCATCGGCACGGGCGCGTTCCTGCACATGTTCGGTGTGCCGACCAAGGCCTTGGTCGCCGCACGTTTGGCCGCACCGGTTATCAGCAAGACCGGACAGCTCATCCGCGAGGTCGGCGAAGCCGCCGGGGCCGCGCCGAAGGGGCAGCTCTCCCTCGGCCTGGAGTCCACGACCGGGGCCAAGGTCCTCAACGCGGCGAAGACCGCGGCAGCTTTTGTCAAACCGCCCGTGGTAGGCGCCCTGGAAGGGGCAGCGACAACCGCTCCACTCGCGTTCGCCACCGACGAGCCCCAAGGCGGGCTGCTCGGTGTCGGCGCGGTGGGCGGAGCCGTTCACGGCGCGGTGACCGGCGTAAAGGGCGCAGTCGCCGAGGCCGGCGCGAAACGCTATTTCGACCCCGGGCAAATCAACTGGGAGAAAACATCCTCGCCCGGCTACGAAGGTTTTCCCGGACTGAACGCCGCGCACGAGGCCGTCTCTGCCTCAACGCCGGAGAACGCGCGCAACATGGTGGACAGCCTGCGCGAGACGCTGCGCCCGTTCGGCAAGAAACTTTTCTTGGTGGATGATGCGTCTTACCAGAAGGCCATCGAACAGGACACCATCCGCGCCAACGGTGGCCAGCCGCTCACACCAGAGCAGCAAGCGGCCGTCGCGCAGGAAGCCCGCTCTCGCGGCGTGTCGAAAATCAACGTGGCCGACGACAAGGGGAACGTGGAGAGCGTGACCCTGGTGAAGTCGTCCGCGGACGCGCCGCACGAATTTTCCCACGTCCTGGAATCCGTCATGGCGCCCGAGGCGCGGGAAGCCCTGCACGATGCGGTGCGCGAGGCCTACACGCCCGAGGAACTCGATGCGCTCAAGGCGCACTACGAACAGCAATTCGGCCGGCCGTTCACGCCCGAGGAAGTCCGCAGCGAGTTCATCGCGGACAACTGGGCGAACCTGCTTTACAACACCCCGATGGAATCCTTGGGGCTGCCTGAGGCGAAGACCACCTTCCGGCAAAAGTTTCTGGACGCCGCGGTGAGCATGGGCAATGCGCTCGGGCTCGACATGACCGCCGGCCGCAAGACGCCGGGGCTGAACCTGAAGCCGTCGTATAGCCTGCGCAAAGCGCTGGCCAACGCCACGGGAGAAATCCTGGCCGAACGCGACCAACGCGCCGCCCAGCAAGCCACCGCCGCCCCGCCCGTGCAGCCAGCCGAACCCGCACCGGCACCCGCCGCGCCCGTAGAGGTCCCGGTCAAGCCGGCCGCGGAACCGACCGCCCAGGGCGAACTTCCACTTTTTGAGCAGCCGTCGGCACCGGCCGAAGCCACGCCGCCCGCGTCCCCTCCCGCGCCGGCCCCGGCTGAAGCTACTCCGCCGGCTGCTCCTTCTGCTAAACGTGCCGCGGTCACGAACACGGGTATCCTCACGTCGTGGTCCAAGGGCAAAGACAACGAGGCGGCGGTGAACACCGTGGCGCAGGCCATGGACCAAGGCATCGGGGTCAAAATGGAACACGCTGGGGCGCCCAAGGTCACCTACGAACCGACCGAGCCCGAGCGCGCGGCCGAGGTCGAGGAAGGCCGCGGCTTGCCGCCCGAGCAACGCGAGGTCCATGCCGGGGAAAAGTTTTTGACGCGCGCGGAGCAGACCAAGACCGGCGAACCCCAGGTCATCGCCCGCAGCGTGGACAAGGTCGTCTCCAATATCGACCGCGCCGTGCAGTGGGGAAAAGCTGCCGGCGAGACTGTCCCGTGGGAGACCGATGCGAACGGCGCGCTGACCGCGGCAGGGCTCAACCAGCTTTTGGCCGACCAGCGCACCTACTGGGACAACCAGGACCGCGGCTTCCGCGGCGGTGGCGGCAAACTCGTGCGCCCCGAGGGCGTCAATGTTTCCATCCCGGCCGAAAAGGGCGAAGGAACGCAGTTGGGCACG